GCTACTTCCCCGCCAAGCCAAATATACAGTTATTATATTTCCTGTCTTGGATGGAATACGAGTAGATTCGTCGATTGGATCCTCGTAATAGATATTTGATTTTGGAACCTTTATAGGTTCAGGTTTAATAATATCAATAACCTCGGCATAAAGATTGCCGTCAGCATCTTCAATGGCCACATTTTCTTTACAGTATTCTCTGAAAGATTTCATTAAATTTAGATAACTTCACACTAATATTTAGGAAATCCAACGTGTCACGGTTAGTTCAATTGAATTATTGTCCATCTCCCATTCTTCTGAGATTTCAAATCCTTCTTCCTTTACAGTATTATGAAGAGTCATCCTTGCATACTGTTGTGTGACTTTTTCAATAAACCTATTTACAGGGACATCTAAATCCCAAGTATCAAGTTCAGCAACTAATTCATAATTTCCTGTATTCTTATTCAAGCGAAATCCAATATCATTTCTAATTGCAACTTCAGCATGAAATTCTGGATGCTCTTCTGCATGAGATGGATTATTAATAACCAACTGTTGATTCTCTTGAACACTATGTCCCATAAGTTCTAATGCTTCAACCAAATAGGGACGTTCTTTAATTTTGGTTTTAATACAAGTAAAGTGTGACATTTATCTCCATTTAGAAAGTGGTTGTTCTACCTTCACGGTTTCAGTATTTTCATAATACTCTGGTTTATGTTCTACTCTCTCAACAACTCCTAATCTCTCCTCAATCCTTTTAGTAAGATTCTCACACTCATTACCAACAACACCCATAACCTCTTCGGTTACAGTGCCATCCTGTCTAATAGTAAATTTAATTGTTTGTTGTTGTGCCATTTGTTACATAATGTTTACGATTATTTATCAACCACCGTTGCCACCACCACCGTTGCCGCCGCCACCATTACCATTGCCACCATTGCCATTACCATTTCCATTCCCGTTATGGGACCCATTACCGTTGCCATTTCCTTGATGATATGCATGTCCTGATCTTAACCAACCTCCGGGACCTACTGACTTCCCTTTGGGAATTTTTTTACATTTCTTATCAGTATGACACCAATATTCTCCCTCTGGACATCTCTTTGATGCTGCTTCTTCTATAAAAGAATTAAAGTTTTTCATAACCCTATAATAGTTAAAGGATCCGTTGTAAGAGTTGCTATTCCGGATGATACTGCAGTTACATTTCGATTCTGAATATTAATCTGCGTAGCATCACCAACCTTTGTGCCATCACTTTGGATACCAACTGCACCATTACTATTAACTATGCTCATCAATCTAGGCATTAGCAGTCTCCAATACAGAAACGATAATCTTTAAAGTACTATTAGCACCTGCTAAAGCAGTAACATAATCACTAGTCTCTAAAACCAATTTTCCATCTAAAGGAATATATGCATCATTAACAGGAACATTTGCTGCATTAATAATTTGAGTAGTTGTGCTACTCCTCACATGATTCACTGTAACTGTTGTAGCTGATGCTCCGTAATTGGTAACATGTGCATACAAAATAATCCCAGTATACCCAGTAGGAGCAGTATAAATGGTCTGACCTGATGTAGTCAGTTGTTTTGTATATGTTTTAAATCTATTAAGTGCTAATGCCATTTAACTAAGTGCTAGGATAAAGGGTGTCATTTCATTAAATAAACTCTTAGAGAAAGAT